TAATTTGGCCTGATTGCATTGCAGTATTCATTAATTTTGTGATTCCTATGCGGCTAAAGGGGTGGACAGCGAACACACCCCTCCCTATGCTGCTACAGTTTCATCCCTACCCAGATAGCACGGCCCAGGATTCGACAATGTTCTTTTCCGTCGATAACGATATCTGGATTTTCAACTTTATCAGGGTTGTCTGATCGAGCTATCCAGTGCTTACCTTCTTTTACAAATCTTTTCACATGAAGCATCTCGCCATGCACAAAAGCATAAACAAACCCTTGGCGCGGGTTGGTGTCTGCTCGATTTATCAAGATAACCGCCCCATCATTGATAGTGGGCTCCATGCTTGAACCTGATACATGCACAACGGCTGCATTAGTTGGGCTAACGCCAGCTTTCCCCAAAAATGAGCGTTTGAAATATAGTTCTCCTTCTTCTTCAACAACATCAGTTCCTTTTTTCCCTTTACCTGCGCTGACTTCAACAGCGAGCATTTTCACATGTGCAACATTGTCGCTGTCATCTATCGAAACAGCGTTTCCAATAGATTCCGCCTCTTTCGCCAAGCGAGGGCTGAAGTCCGATATTTGACATCTCAATCCTTCGGCAAATCCAATTGCGGCTTTCATGCTTATAGGAACAAGGCCATTTAAAAACTGGTAAACGGCACCTTGCGAGCCTATATCATATTTCTCTCCAAACTCAACCTGAGTTAAGCCGGGATTATTCTTTTTCCAAATAACCTTTAGCTTCTCTGATTCAGCTTTTGTTTCTTCGGTAATACGACGTGAAGTCTTTTTACTGCTCATGTCCGCGTCCTTTATATAACCGCATTATTAGCGTTGCTTTTTATCTATCAAAATAGCATTGCTATTGACAGGCTATAAATAGCAATGCTAGTATTGGGCATGCACAATGTAAAACACATCCGAACGCAAATACTAAATGTGACGCAACAAGAGCTTGCAGAAGGCATTGGTTGCACGCAGGGTAATGTCAATCAATATGAACACGGGCAAGGGCTACCTGCTGTGCGTGCATACAAGCTCATCGAATATGCAAAGTCGCTTGGGGTGTCATTAACCCTCGATCAGATATACCGCGCACCAGAGACCTCAGAAGCAGGGGAGGCCGCATGATGTCTACACATCCTTCTTTCCCCGCAGCATATCAGCCAGTGACCGAGCGTAAATCCGGGCAAGCCAGTATTTCATGTCTTTATAAGCCTTCTCGCGCTCCAGTTGCTCTTTTGTTGGGCTGGCGCTTTTCTTCTGTGTTTGTTTTCGATTTTTCATGTGGAAATTCTATTTTTTTAATGTGAAATTTAACTCGCAACAACTGGAAACACATCATGTCACCTGTTGCCACTAACCAGCTTCAATTCAATTTTGACCCGTCTTTGCAGGAGCGCTTCCCAACTAAGCGTGAATACATTGCATTCTTGGTGCTTACATACGAGAAGCCATTGAAGCTGATCGCAGCAGAAATGGACATGTCCCCATCAACATTGAGTCGAAAGCTGAATCCGGGTGATGGTGACTGCCAGAGATTTAGTGTGGATGATGAAGAAAAACTGTTCAAGGTCTGCCCAGGAATTGCACAGAAAGTTATTACTTACGACGTTTCAAAGTGGTGTGATACGCCCGAAAACAGGCAGCAGCGTGTATTAGATGATGCCTCACGGCTCATGCAGGAGTTGCGCACCATATTGCCACAGCTTCAGAAGGTGCAGTCATGAAAGCACTGACGCGCAACACAGTGTTCAAAGCCGCCATGCGGGTCTGTGACCTATGGAGTGATGGAGAAGCCGCGCGCAAGGCCATGAGGGCCGATATAGAGGCCACTCCTGATGACCGGCTTGCAGATCTGTACGAGCACTTTGTCAGCGCTTACAGCGCGTTTAAAGGAATGCCACCTGGGTATTTACGCAAAATTGAAAGGGCTTTCGAATGACTGCATTAATTAAATACGATGCCGCATGTCGGGCTTTGGCCGAAGCTAAGGCGGTTGACGAAGTAAAAGACTTGCGCGATAAGGCCGAAGCGATGCGCATTTACGCAATGCAGGCCAAGAATAAAACGCTTGAAGTGGATGCAGCTGAAATTCGTATTCGCGCAGAACGGCGTCTGGGGGAAATGATCTCTAAACAAAAAGAAACCGTTGGGTTGAATCGTGGCACCGTAATAAATGGGGCCATGCCTGGGAAAAATGATGGTTCATCGGCGGTCGTTGCTGACGACCACCGACCAACACTGGCGGATGTCGGTGTCAGTAAAGATTTATCAAGTCGCGCTCAAAAACTGGCTGCTGTACCAGAAGAAGAGTTTGAAGCAGAAGTAGGGGAGTGGCGCGAACGTGTTCAAGCGGAAGGTGCGAGGGTTACTACTCGGCTTGAAGCTGCTGGTGAGCGGGCAATCAATAAAACTCAGAAAGAAGAGCAAAAGCCTGAATGCTTTGAGGCTGATGAAAATGAGATATTCATCCAAATGCAGCAGATGCAAGAAGAGCTTGAATCACTGAGAAAGATTGTAGAAGCTGATGATCGCCTGAAAGCTGCAAATGAGGAAATAACGCGGTTAAAAGCCGTTGAAAGAGCCTTGCAAAGTCGTGTCAATGAGCTAATGAATAAGGATGTTGAGCAGATTAAAAAAATAAAAGCGCTTCAATCCAAACTCAATAGACAGGAGACAAACCATGTCTGAGCTTTTTGAGGAAAGCTATACCTACGAGAATGCCAACTTCCCTGAACCTCGTGAGTTCCAGATTAAAGCTCGAAAGATGTTGCGTCAGGGCTTCAAGGATGGACACCAGCGGCAAATTCTGATGGCACCAACCGGTGCCGGCAAGAGCTATATCGGGTTGTGGCTGATTCATGAATGTTTGAAACAGGGCAAAAAGGCTATCTTTTTGTGTGACAGATCAACGTTGATCAGTCAGACAAGCTCAACAGCGGATATGTACGGACTTTCTGCGCATGGCATTGTGCAGGCAAGCCATTGGCGCAGGAACGAACAATATCCATTTCAAATTGCCAGCGCTCAAACTATAGCGAAACGCGGATTCTGGCCTGGAGCAGACCTGATTGTGATTGATGAGGCCCATACACAATACAAAGTCTGGACGGACTACATCTGCAACACCAGGGCGGCAGTTATTGGCCTGAGCGCCACCCCATTTTCTCAAGGTCTGGGTAAACACTTCACCAATCTGGTCAATGCTACCACTATGCATGAGCTTACCCAGTCCGGGGTGTTGGTTCCTATGCGCATATTCAGTTGCAAGAAAATAGACATGAAGGGAGCTAAAACATCCGGCGGCGAGTGGACTGACACTGAAGCTGAAAAACGTGGCATGGAAATCATTGGTGATGTTGTCAGTGAATGGATACGCTTCGCGGAAAACCGTAAGACCATTATTTTTGGCGCCACTATCAAGCACTGTGAAGAAATCTGCAAACAGTTTTTGGATGTTGGCGTCATGGCTGCGGTATTTAGCTCAAATACGAAAGATGTAGAACGTGAATACTTACTTGATGAATTCAGAAAAGTAAATGGTAGTTTGCGGGTACTGATCTCTGTGGAAGCTTTGGCTAAAGGATTTGACGTTCCCAATGTGGGGTGCGTGGTCGATTGCCGGCCGCTTCGCAAATCCCTCTCTACAGCAATCCAGATGTGGGGCCGTGGGCTGCGTTCTTCACCTGATACCGGCAAAACAGACTGCATCCTGCTGGATCACAGCGGCAACATTACCCGCTTTGCCGAGGACTACCAGGACATTTACTTCAATGGTCTGGACGCGCTGGATATGGGAGAAAAACTCGACAAGAAAATCCGGCTTGATAAACCCGAAGAAGAGGCCAAGGGCTGCCCTTCGTGTGGTTACAAACCTTTCTTCAAGCGCTGCATGTCTTGCGGCTATGAGATACAGCAGCAGTCACTGGTAGAGCACCTACCAGGAGAGATGCAGGAAATCACCCAGGCGGTGATGGCCGGCAAAAAGAAACTGGCTGAAGACCATTACCACCTGTGGCAGCAGGTTTGTACTTATGCAAGATCGCATAGTGTTCAGGAAAAACAGCGCGGACGGGCATATCACTTGTACAAGGATATGACCGGGAAGGAGCCTATTTGGAATTTTAACGAAACCCCAGATACGGCTATTACAAGAAACGTCATGAACAAAATAACCAGTAGAAATATTGCATATGGTAAAGCCAAGACAAAGGGGGCAGCACATGCAGTTCACTGACTTTGCACGATCCCATGGTGTCGAAATCAAGAATTTGTTATCTGGCGAGAAGATACGGCGCTGTGCAACCACAGAACACCCCAAAAAGAGAAATGGAGCCTATTTCTGGGATGGTGAGCGTGGTTGGGTGTTCAACTGGGAAACAGATGCACAAACACATTGGTTCTCCAGCGATGACAAGCCATGGACGGAATCAGAAAAACAGGAGTGGAAGCGCCGGCAGCAATCCAATTTTGAAAAGCAGGAGCGCGACTATGCTGCTGCGGCCAGGAAAGCGCAAGCCATTCTTCAGCAGGCTGAAACTAAGCAGCATGACTATCTGATCCGAAAAGGGTTTCCAGATGCACAAGGGCTGGTGTTGCCTGATGGTGCACTGGTGATTCCGATGCGCAATGTGCGTACCAATACCATTCAAGGATTCCAGAGAATCCAGTGGGTCGATATGGAGTGGCAGAAAAAGATGATGCCGGATATGCGTGCCAAGTATGCCGTGTTCCGCATGGGGCCTAAAAACGCGTCAGAAACAGTTTTTTGTGAAGGATATGCCACGGGCTTATCCATCTATCAGGCTGCGCGCATGTTCGGTTTGGATATGGCAGTGGTGGTTTGTTTCAGTGCTAACAACATGATTGCAGTAGCTGACCAGATACCAGGTAAAAAGTATGTGTATGCAGACAACGATGCATCGGGTACTGGTGAAGCTGCAGCCATAAAAACAGGGCTGCCGTTCTGCATGAGCGGGACAGTTGGAAATGATGCCAATGACGATCATCAGCAGTTTGGACTGATGTCTGTAGTACAGAGGTTAATGGACGTGAGGTTGCTGGAGGTGATGCGATGTTGAAACGGAGTACACAACTGCACCTATCTGGACGGACTTGGTTTAACGGTAGCGGATGGGGAAGACGCCTTACTACGGGAAAGATGTTGAAACAAGGCTAAGGGTGGCGAAGATAGCGCCCGAACATCGAACGGCTGTCGGGTCATGTGGCTCCAGGGGAAATACATGTGAAGGCCTACCCAGGATGGGCTAGG